AAATTTACTTTAAATTAATGATTTTTAATGAAAATCATTAGTAATTTTTAATAAAAATACAATATGTAACAAATACAATTTAATCTAATATACGCTTTAGTCGTGTACTTAATGTACATTTAATTTTAATTATATAGGAGTTTATTATGTGGAATACACCAGAATATACTGAAATGAGATTTGGTTTCGAAGTTACAATGTACATTGCTAACAAGTAAATTAAATCCAAAAGAATAAACCTCCCCCTCCTAGGTTTTCCCCCGCTTTTGCGGGGGTTTTTATTTGTATTTTAGAAAATTTTATGTTTTAATACTTACTGAAGGCTTTATGTTTTTACAAGTCCGCTTTTGTGTTTTTCATGGAGTTTTCGTCTGGGGCTATTAACCTAGCCCCTGCATTTGTTGGAGGGACAAGTTCTAGGATAAATAATCTTTACTAACTGACCTAGCAGACGTTGCAGAGATAGTAAAGAAAACCTTCTGCAAAAGGAAATAAAATGGCGAATACTACTTTTTCAGGCCCGATTAAAGCGGGTACAATTAAAGATACTACAGGTTCTACTGTAGGAACAGACGTTAAAAACGTTGGTTTTGTTAAAATGGCACAAACTGCCTCTTGGTCACAATCTACTGATGCTGCTGATACAGGTATTGTTATTCCAGCTAACTCTCAGGTTGTAGACGTGCAAGTTTATATTACTACTGCTTGTGACGCTGCTAACATTAGTGTTGGAACAAGCTCAACTTCTACTGAATTATTTACAGCTCTAGCTGCAGGCACTTCTGCTAATGTAATCTTACATGGTTCTGATGGAACTATTACAGATGCTGACACTTGGGTTGATATTGGTTCTTCTGATTTACCTATTTATATTGATTTTTCAGCAGGTACTTCAGGTGCAGGTTACATTACTGTAGAGTACATCCAGAATATCAACAACGCGTAAGGAGTGACTCATGGCAATGTCTGATGTAATTGCTGTTACTAGGACTACCGATGGGACATTCGTGAGTGGACGAACCAGGGTTAAGCAGTTAGTAGTACATACTTCTGCATCTGGTTCCCCTCAAGTTGTTTTAAAAGACGGTGGCGCTAGTGGCACAGAAAAATTAAACCTTACATACACTACAGGCGACATACATTCGTTAAATATTCCTGAGAATGGGATACTGTTTGAAACAGATGTATATTTAGATTTAACTGCCTGTGATGGTGTAACGATCTTCCACGGGTAGAGATATGGGTGTTGTTTCTTCTATTTCACGAGTAAGAACTTCAGAACCCTTTGAACTACAAGTTGCTAGAGGGCAGATATCGTATCATTCTGTTCGTAACATTTTTGGTTTTAATAACGCTATTGGTACAGCTTTTCGTACTCCTTGGGAGTTAGCTAATACTAACGCATTACCTCTTATAAGCACCGCTTCTCAATTAGATGTCGCAAGTAGTGACGCAGGTGATACATCGCAAGTTGTGCGCCTTATTGGTTTAGATGCAGATTATAATGAGATAGCTGAAAATGTAAGTCTAAATGGTACAAGCACTGTAACGACAACAAATAGTTTCAAAGCAATTAATGATTTTATTACTACTTCTGGTAACTGTGCTGGTAATGTTACAGCTAAAATATCCACTACAGTTTATGCTCAGATAACAGCAGGAACTGGAAGAAACCAAGCATCTATATTTACTGTCCCCACAAGTCACTCATTATACTTAACTAGAATTGATGCTTTTTCTGCTACTGCAACAGGTGCAAGTAAGTACATTACTTTTCTTAATAAAAATACATTTAGTGATGGTAGAGTCTTTAATGTTGCTGAAACTACTTTTGCTCAACGTATGGACATTATGAGAGTAGGCCCATTTAAAGTACCAGAAAAAACAACGCTAGAGTTTCAAGCAAAAACAAATAGTTCAACTGCTGAAGTAGGTATATTTGGTGAAGGATTCCTCATTAGGGAGATATTATAATGGCAGCTAAACGATTAAACAAAAAAAAGATGCCTTGTAATAGACCAAGACGTACTCCAAGCCATCCAAAGAAATCTCATGTTGTAAAAGCATGTGAAGGTGGTAAAGAAAAGATTATTCGTTTTGGACAACAAGGTAAGAAAGTTGGAACGCTATCAGGCACCGCAGGTAAACGTAAAACAGGTGAGTCTGCACGTATGAAAGCAAAACGTAAATCCTTTAAGGCAAGACACGCTAAGAATATTAAGCGAGGTAAGATGTCAGCAGCTTATTGGGCAGACAAAGTCAAATGGTAGGAAAAGATATGGACGACTTAAAAACAATGGCTGATGGATCAGCAGTAACACTAGGATTAGGAACTTTTATGAATTATGTAGATATACCGTTAGTTATTGAGTTGCTAACCGCAGCGTATTTACTTGTAAGGATATGGGAATCTAAAACCGTTCAAGGATGGTTTGGAAGGAATAAAAGTGGCAGTGAAGATTTCGTAATGGGTGATGTACCTAATACAGAAGAAGCAGTAGTAACACAAACAAAGAAAAGACGTAACACTAGACAAACTAAGAAAGGAAAGTAGCATGGCAAATCCAAGAAAAGGAAAATCAATAACACTTAAAAGTGTAAAAAAGAAAATATCAGATACGTTTAAAGGTAAGAACACCCCTTTAAATGCAAAGAAAATGCGTAAAAAAGCTTTTGATAAGGCATTTGCATCTGCTAAAAAAGCAGGTAAGAAAACCTTTACTTTTCAGGGTGATAAATTCAACACTATGACTAAAGAAGATGTAGCAAAGAAAAAGAAAACTACTTTGGCTAGAAACAAATCTATGGGTAAGATGAAAGTAGGTTTAAGAGCTGCTGGTGGTGGTTATATGAAGGAGATGGCTAAAGGTGGAAAGACTTCTTCTAGATTAAAAATTCCTTCTTACAAACCTAAATCTGGTTATAAAAATACTGGAAAAGCTAAAAAAATGGCTTACGGCGGTAAGGTCAAAAAATGAGTCTAAGTAGAGCATCCACTATGTTTAAATCAAAAGAAAAGGAAAAGCCAATGAAAGGTTTAAAGCCCGTTACCAAAGACCAAAAAGGCCTTAAAAAGTTGCCCACAAAAGTGCGTAATAAGATGGGCTATATGAAGTCTGGTGGTAGAGTTATGAAGTACAAAAAAGGTGGTATGGTTTGCCCAATTAATGGTATGGCTAAAAAAGGTAAAACTAGAGGCGTTACTGTAGTTGCGTAATGGCAAGACTTAAATTAACTTCTGCTGTTCACGAACCCATTATAAAAAAGACATCTCAGAGTTGTCGTAATCCAAAGATGGGTTCAATGAACAAAAGTAAAAAACGTAGTTTTAAAAGGTACAGAGGACAAGGTAGATAGTTATGATGAAATGTCGAGGTATGGGTAAAACCAGAAAGATGAAAAAAGGTGGGACTGTCAAAGATGCGTGTTACCATAAAGTAAAGGCTAGCTACAAAGTTTTTCCTAGTGCTTATGCTTCAGGTGCTATTGCTAAATGTAGAAAGAAAAAAGGTAAGTAGTGGCAGTTAGAAAGACTAAAAAAGGTCTAGCCCTAAAACGATGGTTTAAAGAAGAGTGGAAAGATGTAAGAACTGGCAAAGCATGTGGTAGGAAGAAAGGTGAGAAACGTGGCACTCCTTATTGCAGGCCTAGTAAACGAGTGTCTAGTAAAACTCCAAAGACATCTAAAGAAATGACAGCCGCTGAAAAGAAATCAAGAATATCACAAAAGAAAAGATTAGGGCAACCAGCAGGTCGTCCACGTAGAGTTGCTTCATTAAGAAGAAGGAAAAAGAAAACATAATGGAAAAGGAGAAAGTATGGCAAAAGGTGTACCGCATTATTTTAGAGATGGGCGAGAACATAAAGGAGGAATGCATAAGATGCCTGATGGTAAGCTACATTCAGGTAAAACACACGGTAAGACAAGCCAAAGGTTATATCATCTTAAAGAACTTTCTAAAACTGTCCAAGAAAAAATTAGGAAGCGCAAAAAGAAAAGTTAAATACGTCTGTTGTAAAGTGCGTGAAGATAAAACAGATACATCATGCAAGTGCGAGGAAAAGAAAAAGTAATTTGTAGTAAATGTGGAGAGTCTAAAGAATTAAAAGA